GCATATTGCCATCACGGCAGCCTGACGCCCGTTTTCACCTTACTTCCGGTTACGCCACCAGCTGACAATCGCTGCGGTAATAATCCCCGCCAGGATCGGTGCTGCCAGGTCGTGCCAGAAAATCATGGCAAACTGCGCGAGCGTCATATAGCCGCCTTGTTGTAATGACAACATTTTGCGGCTATTCTTGAAGTGTCTGGTTTCAAGATTAGCCCCCGTTCTGTTGTCAGGTTTTACCTCTCAACGTGCGGGGGTTTTCTCTTTCCAGCAACCAATGCCACCAGGGATAAAGCCCCCGCAACATTGCGCCTCACCGGATAATTCCGGCTTGGTGTGGATACTACTTCTCAATTCATCTTCACTTCATCCCTGAAATGTTTGCAATAAAGAGTACATTCCGGCTTTTCAACAGCTGTTGCAGTCGTTTCATGAGTGCTCTGGATGATGCTTCCAGCTCGGGTTGCCAATATTTACTTGTGGAAGAGATAAAGACAAAAATGGCCGCAGGCTGTTACCCCTGCGGCCGGTTTCGGGCGCATATTGCCATCACGGCAGCCTGACGCCCGTTTTCACCTTACTTCCGGTTACGCCACCAGCCGACAATCGCTGCGGTAATAATTCCCGCCAGGATCGGTGCTGCCAGGTCGTCCCAGAAAATCATGGCAAACTGCGCGAGCGTCATATAGCCGCCTTGTTGTAATGACAACATTTTGCGGCTATTCTTGAATTGTTCTGGTTCAAGATTAGCCCCCGTTCTGTTGTCAGGTTGTACCTCTCAACGTGCGGGGGTTTTCTCTTTCCAGCAACCAATGCCACCAGGGATAAAGCCCCCGCAACATTGCGCCTCACCGGATAACGCCGGCTTGGTGTGGATACTACGACTCAATTCATCTTCACTTCATCCCTGAAATGTTTGCAATGAAGAGTGCATTCCGGTTTTTCAACAGCTGTTACAGTCATTTCATGAGTGCTCTGGATGAGGCTTCCAGCTCGGGTTGCCAATATTTACTTGTGGAAGT